TTCCGCAAGAACAGCCTGTCGCTCCCTGGCAGCGAGGACGTGGCGAAGAAGTATAGCATTGGCCGCGCAATGCGGGGCATGCTGACTGGCGACTGGAAGGATGCGGGACTTGAATTCGAGGTGCACACGCAGACGTTCAAGCGCCTGTCCTCGCAGGTCCAGCAGCGCGTCATGATGGACGCTCGCGTGATGACGACCGTCACACCGAGTGCTGGCGGGTTCTTGATCCCGGAAGAGATCTCGACCGTGATCATCCCGAAGCTTGACGCGATGTCGGTCTGCAAGATGGCAGGCGCCACCGTGGTCAAGCCGAACGGATGGCCGTTCAAGGTCAACAAGATCACGGCCGGCACGACTGCGGCTTACGCTGCAGAAGGCGGATCCGTTTCGGCGTCTGACCTGACGCTCGGCCAAGTCGAGTTCAACCCGCGCAAGATGTCCGCGCGAACCGTCATCACGAAGGAGCAAGTGATGTACGGCACGCCGCAGACGGATCGCCTCGTCGCTGACGACATCGCGATTCGCCTCGCGCTGCTCCAGGACTACTGGGCGCTGCGCGGTTCGGGCGCGAGTGGCGAGCCGTTGGGCATCATCAACACGACGGGCATCAACACGGCGGCCGCTCTCACGTCGGCCAAGCTGCGCTTCGTCGACATCAACGTCGCGCTCGCGGCGATCGAGGCGGACAACGTCATCCTCGACAATAACCCCGTGATCGTCGCGCACTCGGCGAAGAAGTACGACCTGTACCGCGACTTCGCGGTCAACGTCACTTCAGGCACCGAGGCGACTCAGGGCGTCGTGTACGTCGCGCCGAACGGCGTGCCGATCATGACCGTGGCGAAGCTGAAGGAGCTCACCGGGCTCGACTTCTACGCCTCGAATCAGCTCGCATCGACGATCGCGATCATCGGCGGCGACCGATTCTCGAAGCTCTGGATGGCCGAGTTCGGAGGCGTTGCGTTCTCCACCTCGGACATCGCGAGCGACGGGACGCACCATGCGTTCGTCGACGACAAGGTCCACGTCAAAGGCACGATGTGGTGCGACAGCGCCGTCGTGCAGGCTGAATCCTTCCACGTCGTGACGGCCGCCTGATCGGCCAGAAAGGAGGCACCTCACATGAGGATGCATAACAGTGAAGAGAAGTACGTCACGGCGATCTTTCCGCGCACGACGACCGCCAGCACGGCCGTTAACGGAAACATCGTGACGACCGCCGTCTCGGGCGGCAACACGAACGGCGGCATCAATACGCGCGGATTCCGGCGTCTCGTTGCCGTCGTGCAGGCTGGCGCCATCGCGACAAACGGAGGTTTGAACGTCAAGCTCCAGTCGTCGAGCGACGAGGCGGCATCGGACAGCTATGCCGACATTTCCGGCGCGGCGATCGTCGCGCTGGGCGACACGTCGGACGGTGCCGCACCGAGCATCGAGATCGGCCTTGACGGGAGCGAGCAGTACATCCGCGCCGTCGGCACACCGCTGACGACGGACTCTGCCGCGTGGTCGGTGCTGTTCATCCTGAAGGACCCCATCAACAAGCCGGTCACGCAGAACACTGCGGCCGTCGTGGTGAACTCCTGACATGGACTTGACGACGCTCGATAAGGTTTACCTCGCGCTCGGGACGTCCGGGATTCCAACCGACAAGGCCCATGGGGGGCTATTGTCGGAGATGATCACGGCCGTCTCTGCGCGAGTCGAGCAGTCGATGCGTCGTCACGTTCAGTCGACATCGCGTACCGTCGTCTACGACGTGCAGCCGGGGCAGCGAATGGTCCAGCTATTCGGCTACCCGGTCACGTCGGTGACGACGGTGCACCACGACCTTGACAGAGATTTTGCGTCAGACTCGCTCGTCGACAGCGACAACTACAGTGTGGACTCGCGCACGGGCGCGCTCTGGCTCGACTACGAGTACGCTCCCGGCCGGCAGATCCTGCAAGTCGTCTACACGGGCGGCATGGCCGCGACAACGGCGGCGTTCCTTACGGCGTTCCCTGACGTTACGCAGGCCGTGACGATGCAGGTCGTCGAGGAGTACCGACGCCGCAACGCGCACGGGGCGAACAGCGTCGCCGTCGCGGGTGACTCGGTGTCGTTCGTCGGTGACGTCCAGATGCTTCCGCTCGCGACGCAGATCATCGAGCGTCACCGTTGTTGGGGAGAATACTCGATATGAGCATCCCCACGAACCGAAAGGAATACATCGCGAGACTCGAGCGGTTGCGACCGCTGATGCGGAAGGTCGGCGGGGATGCGCTCCGGTTGTCCGGCGAAGCATGGCGCGGTGATTTCGCACGCGAGCGCCTGTCGGGTCGTCCTGGCCTCGGGCGCGGCACTGGCGAGATGGTACGGTCGATGTCCTACGCGGTCACGGCGCAGCGCGAGTCCTCGACGCTGGCCGTCGCGTTCGGCGTCCCGTATGCGCGTGCGCATGAGAAGGGCGCGACGATCGTCCCCAAGCGCCGACAATGGCTCACCGTTCCGACTGACGAGGTGCGCACCAATGGCGGCGTCCTGAAGGGTGGCGCTCGGTCGTTCGCGAACCTCAAGTTCATCAAGATCAACCCTCGACTGGCGCTGCTCGTCGTCGACGGAAAGAAGGCAAGGCAGGGGCTCAAGCTCCGGCCCGCGAAAGTCTCCAAGCCGCGCGGACTGCGTTCGCTCTCTCCAACGAGAAGTTCCAAGAGTTCAAGTTCCAAGAAGAAGGCGTTGCTTGGCAGGGTCGCCTTCGTCCTCGTGAAACAGGTGATCATACCCGCGCGGCTTGGTTTTCATCCATGGTGGCTCAAGTTCTGGCGCGATGGCAAGGGCCACCGCATTCTGAAGCGCGCACAGAGGCAACTCGCGGAGGCGTGGCGCCGTGGCGTTTGACACATGGGCATTCCCGGGCGGCATGATCGAGCGCGTTGAGGTGCTGCGGTCGGCGTCCGGCGGCTCGGTGCGGCGTCGGCGTCGGTTCCCGCGACCGCCTGTCCGGCTGTTCCGCATCGTCGGCACGGCGCACACGGACTCGGAGATGTCGCAAGTTCTGTCGATCTTCGACGGCGCTCGTGGAAGCGCGGCGTTGGTCAACATCGCCGCGCCAGGCAACAAGCCTGTAACTGGGCGGTTCGTCTCGTCGTCATTCTCGTACCGTATACTGGCGCCAAACGTGAACTCGTTTTCGTTCGAGCTTATCGAGGAGCCTCGCATTGCCTGACCTGCCGCTGAGAGAACGTGTCCTTGCGGCGATCGCCGACCGCGTTGGTTCGATCGTCGAGGGTGATGAATACTTCTCGACCGTCGCTCGCGTATCGCGCGTGATGATGGACCCAAACCGGGCGATGGAATTCACGCCGACGGTGTTCGTCACGACGCCAGGCGAGACGGCGTCGGAGCTTACAGGGGCGATGTCGGCGACCGGGCTATCGGTCATCCTAATGGACGTGATCGTGTCGGTGTACTGGCTCGAGGACGACGCATCGGACACGACGGCGAATTGTCTCGCGCATGACATCCAGAAGGCCGTTTGTTCGGATCGGTTCAACTCCTCGACGTCTATCAACCTGTCATATCTCGGAATGACGATCGCGTCGAACGAGGCGATCGCGCCGTACGCGCATATTGCGCTGCGGTTCCAAGTGCATTTCCGGCACGAGTTCGCTAACCCGTCGCAAAAGAGGTGAGACTATGGCTCTCGTCGAAGTTCTTTCCATCCTCGCGGTCAAGACAGAAGGCACGCCGGGGTCGGCCGAAACTCTTGCGACGGCTGACGCGAACGTGCTCGCGCGTAACCTGACGTTCACGCCGCTGATCTCGTCGTTCGAACGCGAGACGCGGCGCGGCACCTACTCGGTGTTCCCGAACGTCAACGGGTCGCAGATGGCAACGATCACGTTCGACCTCGACCTCTATGGCACGGACGGCAGCGGCACGGCAGCGGGGTTTGACTCGCTCATGAAGGCGTGCCGCTTCACGTCGACCGACGGCGGATCGACGCGCGTGCTGACAGCGGCGTCGTCGCCGGCGCCATGCACGATCGGGTGGTACGTCAACGGGGTACGGCACCAGATGTTCGGCGCGCTCGGTAACGTCGTGATGAACTGGACGGCCGGACAGCCGGGCGTCGCGTCGTTCACCATGACGGGCGTGCTATCCGCGTACTCGGACCAGACGATCCTTGCCGCGACGTTCCCGACGTCGTCCGATGCGCCGCCGCCGTTCCTGTCGGCGGGGTTCTCGCTCGGCGGCCTGTCGTCGTCCGAGGCGATCCTGTCGAGCGTCGTCATCGACATGGGCAACGACGTCCAGATGCGCGCGGATGCGAACAACGCGACGGGCTACAAGACGGCGGTGATCGCTTCGTCTCGGCCGAAACTGACGGTCGTCGCCGAACTGACGCTGGCCGCAGACCACAACGCGCAGACGGTGTTCACCGCGTCGACCACGGCGGCGCTGGCGTTCGCCTACGGATCGAGCGCGAACAAACTCAGCATCGCGGCGCCGACGGTCGTCATGACCGGGCTCACCTACCCGGTCCAGAACGGCGTACAGATGATGCAGATCGAAGGATTGCTCGGCTCGGTTCTGGCGGCCGGCAACAACGAACTCGTGATCACACTGGGGAGCTAACGATTGATCGCCTTGAATCCAAAGCAAACGGTTCGCGTCGATATCGACGAAGCTTGG